TCTCCAGGATTTCCGGGGCGGTTCAAAGGTGTGTGCTGGCCATCAATTGAAACCATTGCCCGCCAGATTGGCGCGGGGATGAGTACCGTCAGAACGGCTATCGCACGGCTGGAAGCAGAAGGCTGGTTAACGCGTAAGGCGCGTCGCCAGGGTAACCGCAATGCGTCGAATGTTTATCAGCTTAACGTTGCGAAGCTTCAGGCAGCGGCATTTTCTCAACTGTCAGATTCTGACCCGTCAAAATCTGACGCATCAAAATCTGGCCCGTCAAAATTTGATGCGTCGAAATCTGGCAAAAAAGCGGGTTTTCACCCGTCAGAATCTGGTGGGGATCCGTCAGTAAAATCAAAACATGATCCGTCAGATAAAAAAACTTCTCGTCCGGACGCTTCGCAACCGGACACGCAGACGGCTGAACAGGATTTTTTAACTCGCCATCCTGATGCGGTTGTATTCAGTCCTAAAAAGCGCCAGTGGGGGACGCAGGATGATTTGACCTGCGCACAGTGGCTCTGGAAAAAAATCATCGCCCTGTACGAGCATGCCGCCGAATGTGACGGCGAGGTGGTTCGTCCCAAAGAACCGAACTGGACAGCCTGGGCAAACGAAATTCGCCTGATGTGTGTGCAGGATGGTCGTACTCATAAACAAATCTGCGAGATGTACAGCCGCGTCAGTCGCGATCCGTTCTGGTGCCGTAACGTGCTCAGCCCGTCGAAGCTGCGGGAAAAATGGGATGAGCTTTCCCTGCGCTTATCGCCGTCCGTCAGCACGTACACCGAAAAACGCGAAGACCCGTACTTCAAAGCCAGTTACGACAACGTGGACTACAGCCAGATCCCGGCAGGATTCAGGGGGGGATTATGAGTCTTTTGAATGACGTTCAGAAATTCATTGAAGCCCATCCGGGGTGTACTTCCGGAGACATTGCGGAGGCTTTTGCAGGTTACTCACGGCAGCGCGTTCTGCAGTCAGCAAGCAAGTTACGTCAGAGTGGGCGTGTGGCTCACCGTTGTGAAGGAGATACACGCAGACATTTCCCGCGCCTGACTGAGAGAGCGCAGGAGCCGGAACCACAACCAGTTCGTGAAACCAGACCTGTGCGCAATTTCTATGTCGGCACTAACGATCCACGGGTGATTTTGTGCCTGACCCGCCAGGCTGAAGAACTGGAGTCCAGGGGCTTATACCGTCGTGCTGCAACCGTGTGGATGGCGGCATTCCGTGAAAGCCACTCCCAGCCAGAACGAAACAATTTTCTGGCGCGTCGTGAGCAGTGTTTACGGAAAAGCAGCAAGCGCGCTGTATCGGGTGATGAGTGGTATCTGTCAGGGAATTACGTGGGGGCGTAATGACGACGTTAACTCAATGCCAGCAGCAGGTGCTGGATATGCTGATTTCTTACCAGAAAGAGCGTGGCTTTCCGCCAACCAATCAGGAGGTGGCAACCATGCTGGGATAACCGGATCCGCGATCTGGACAACTATAACAAGGCGCTGTTTGACGCCCTGACCCACGCGGGTGTGTGGGAAGACGACAGTCAGGTGAAAAGAATGCTGGTGGAGTGGGGACCGGTTATCCCGGGAGGGAAGGTCGAGATCACTATCAGTAAGTACGAGAAAACGGCGGGTGCAGCCGCCTGATTAAGAGGAGAAACGAAGTATGAATAATCTGATGGTCATTGATGGTATTGAAGTTCGTCGTGATGCTTATGGGCGTTACAGCCTGAACGATCTGCACAGGGCAGCCGGGGGAGAACAAAAAAACCGCCCGAAATACTGGCTCTCCAATAAGCAAACCTGTGAATTGATTGAACAACTTTTCACCGAGGGTGGAATTCCGCCTCTGGAACAAAATCAACCAGTTAGCGTCATTAATGGCGGAAATAACCAGGGGACGTATGTCTGCAAAGAACTGGTGTATGCCTATGCAATGTGGATCAGCCCGTCATTCCATCTGAAGGTGATCCGTACTTTCGATATGATAACCAGCGCACCGGAAAAATTATCCGGGCAGGCTGCTGACAAGATGCAGGCTGGCGTGATCCTGCTGGACTTTATGCGTCGGGAATTAAACCTGTCTAACTCATCTGTGCTTGGGGCTTGTCAGAAACTCCAGGAGGCTGTTGGCTTACCGAATCTGGCTCCGCGCTATGCAATTGATGCTCCTGCCGATGCACCCGATGGCTCAAGTCGCCCTACGCTGTCACTGAGTGCACTGCTGAAGCAGTATGGTATCCGCCTGACGGCTAATCAGGCATATCACCAGATGGTGAAGCTGGGGATCGTCGAGCAGCGCGAACGATACAGCCGTACCGCGATTAACAACATCAAAAAATTCTGGTCGCTGACAGCGAAAGGCTGCATGTTCGGCAAGAACATCACCAGTCCCGCAAATCCGCGCGAGACGCAGCCGCATTTCTTCGAATCCCGATTCCCTGAGCTGTTAAAGCTGCTCGATACCGTTCATTGAGGTGACCGTGAGAGCACTACTGACCCCTGAAATTGCCCCGCGTATGGGGATCGTATTGTTCAGGCCAGGTTCAGAGCTGATGCCCCTGTTTATGCAGGGGCGTGTCCTGCTGGAGCCTGAGCCGGAACGTTATTCATCTTTCGCCAGTGGTGCTGTTCCGGCGGCATCACAACCGCTGGCGGATGATCCTGCCGTTCGGGCCGTGTTCCGCAATGAGGCAGTGATCCGTCGTGCTGGTGGCGTGGAATGTCTTGAAAGCTGGTTACTTCGTGAAAAAGGCTGCCAGTGGCCTCATTCCGACTGGCACAGCGAGAACATGACCACAATGCGACACGCGCCGGGCGCAATCCGTCTGTGCTGGCACTGCGATAACCAGCTGCGCGATCAGTTCACGGAACGGCTGGAATCAATGGCAACGGATAACTGTGCCCGCTGGGTGTTGTCTGTCGTGCGTCGGGATCTCGGTTTTGATGATAGTCACGTTGTGACAATGCCTGAACTGTGCTGGTGGCTGGTTCGTAATGACCTGGCGGATGCCTTACCGGAAAGTGCAGCCCGTAAGGCACTGAGATTACCGAAGCCTGTTGTGTCGTCTGTCACCCGGGAAAGTGACCTTATTCCTTCGGTTCCTGCCACCAGCATCATCCAGGATAAAGCGAAAAAGGTGCTGGCGCTGAAAGTGGATCCGGAGTCGCCGGAGTCTTTTATGTTACGCCCAAAACGTCACCGCTGGGTTAATGAAAAGTACACGCGCTGGGTTAAGACACAGCCGTGTGCATGTTGTGGAAAGCCTGCTGATGATCCCCACCACCTGATAGGCCACGGTCAGGGTGGAATGGGTACAAAAGCGCATGACCTTTTTGTGTTGCCTTTGTGCAGAAAGCATCACGACGAGCTGCATGCGGATACCGTGGCATTTGAAGAAAAGTATGGCTCCCAACTGGAGCTGATATTTCGTTTTATCGATCGTGCGCTGGCAATTGGCGTGCTGGCCTGATTTTGTGGAGAAAGTTGATGCGTGATATTCAGATGGTTCTCGAACACTGGGGAGCATGGGTAGCTAATAACCATGAGGATGTAACATGGTCGTCTATTGCCAACGGATTTAAGGGGCTTATTCCAGCAAAGATAAAATCCCGCCCGCAATGTTGTGACGATGACGCGATGATTATATGCGGGTGTATGGCGCGCCTGAACCGGAACAATAGTGAACTGCATGAATTGCTGCTTGATTACTACGTATTTGGAATGACTTTTATGAGTTTGGCAAGAAAACATGGTTGTTCGGATGGTTATATCGGTAAAAAACTTCAAAAGGCTGAGGGTATTGTTGACGGGATGTTAATGGCACTTAATGTTTCACTGGAAATGGATGCATGCTAGATATTGCATGCAATATCTAGGAAGGATTCTGACTATTATTATATTTTTTACGAGTAGTAAGCATTGCATTGTAAATGACAGTTGTATTATAAATGGTTATTGTTATCTTGGGATGATTTGTTTTTGACGGAGGTTTTATGTGGGGCGTTCTGGCTTTATCCTTGCTAAGTTTGAATGCATATAAACTGTTTTCTTTGTTATTGTTAATAGCATCTGTTGTTTTGGGTGTCGCTAATGGAGTTATAGATTGGCCGGCATTTGGTCTCTTTACAATCGTTGGGCTATTGTATTGGTTAAAAGTTAAGTGGGCACAGAAATCATGGTGTAGAATTGTTACGGAGAGTTGTTTAGTTGTATTATCTGTTGTGCTGCTATATCACTTTTGGCCTGGTTTTCATAACCCTGTGGTTTTGAATTCTGTAATAACCGGGCCGTTTAGTACGCCATACACCATGTATTTTAATTTTGATAAGGCCATGGTGCCATTTTTATTGGTGTTATCTTTTCCCAGGTTGTTTAAGAGCGATTTCAGGTACGAAGTATCTTATGGAATGTGGGCCTTGCTCTTTTTATCTGTTCCATTTATTTTGGTTTTAGCTGTTTTACTGGGTGGAATAAAACCAGAGGTTCATTTCCCGGAGTGGTTGCCAAAGTTTATATTGAGCAACTTGTTTTTTGTCTCTCTTGCTGAAGAAGCATTTTTCAGAGGATATCTTCAGCAGCGTCTTTCTATGATTGTACATCCATTTGTAGCATTGTTTATCGCTTCAGTTTTGTTTGGTCTTTATCATTATTCTGGTGGTTTGTTACTTGTACTGTTTGCAATGTTATCTGGAGTGATTTATGGCATGGCATGGATGTTTAGTGGACGCTTATGGGTTGCTACATTTTTTCATTTTGGGTTGAATTTGTGCCACCTGTTATTTTTTACCTATCCATTCTTAAAAAATCATTGAACATGTTGTTGTTGACATCCTCCACGCCCTGAAGAACGGGGTTTACGGCTCACTGGATAATATTCACTCCATTAATGGTTAAAAATGAGTAGTAAAGCATTTACGTACGTAAATTATAGAATATGATGTTAAAAGTGGTTACTGTACCAAACTGCTAAATCCACCTGCGGGCGGTTTTTGTGTCTATGGATTGTCATTGCCCGGACTGTTGTTACTCTACATGGCCAGACGGGCATTACTGCGTATCAGGTAAGAGTGTGAATAACTGTATTTAATAACAAAATCTTAAAAGTTTAGTGAGGTACTGTGTAGTTGTCTAAATGTTGTGTATTTTAGGTATTGCAGGATATCCCTGTAACGAAGTTTGCGTAACAGCATTTTGCCCTACGAGTTTGCCAGCCTTCCCCTGTGGCTGGCTTTTTTTATGTCTGTAACATTCAGTAGTTCAGTAAACGCGCTGGTGGTGGTGAATACCGGTCTTTCAGCTTGTTGGCTTTTTCGACAAGAGTTATTGGTGTGTCACGTTAACCGGAATAGGGAAAAAGACATGCTGAAACAGCCGTATATGACTGAAACCGCCAGAGTGTTATTTAATGAATTAAGTGTTAACGACCCGGCGACAGTCGGGGAGATGGCGCAGAGTACTTACCTTTCACGCGAACGCTGCCAGTTAATACTGACCCAGCTCGTTATGTCGGGTAGTTAAAGCCAGCCGGAAGTCTTTACCTGTTCTGTGGACATCGCCTGGCATCTGATATTGAAATCGTGATGCGTAAACGTTTTAATGTGCTGAACCATATCATATGGGCGAAGCCGTTCAGACGTTGGAGCGCATGCTGTTGTTGCTCACTGGTATTACGAACGGTTTGCTCACGGGGATGTACACATATTAATTGTTGATGTTAATATTTCGTCATGTTATTAATACAAAATTGTAACGCATCATTCAAAGTATTATAATTATCATTTGTTGCATTTATTATGCCAACATTCCTTGTTGGTCTTCCTTCTGTTGAATACTCTATCCAGAATGAGCCGGTGTATTTTGACATTCTATATGTTGCGAATTCTTTTGCATTAATTGGTGGTTTGGTGCCGTTGAGATCCATTATATAACCACTTTCTTGAATTGTCTTGGAAAGGCAATTGATTATTTCATTTGTCGATATTTCACTGTCGATTTGAGGATGTTCCACAATTAGCCCCATGCAGAGGATGCTTGAAATTATTATAAAAATATTTTTTATCATGATGTCTGTTTTTGTGATCTTTTAGATAGAATGTCTGCTGTGGAGATATGTATACCTCTTGTGCTCATTTATTTCAATAGATAGCTGAGCACTCATTGTGCTAATGGAAGAGTTTTTTAATAGGGAGTATCATCAAAATCACACAATAGTAATTAATGTTGCTATTAGATAAAGAAGTATCGCTAACCTTGATTTTGTTGAATTTGTTTTTAATAAAAGTTAGTATGGATTATATAGCAGGCATATGCATGCTGTTTTTAAAGAAACTTATTGCCCCTTTAGCCCTAATGGTCAGAGCGAGCGGTTAATAACCGCCAGGTCGCCGGTTCAAACATGGCAGGGGCACGAAGCGCTGTTAGCTCAGTTGGACAGAGCAATTGCCTTCTAAGCAATCGGTCACTGGTTCGAATCCAGTATGGCGCACCATGCGGTCATCGTATAATGGCTATTACCTCAGCCTTCCAAGCTGATGATGCGGGTTCGATTCCCGCTGGCCGCTCCATAGAGGATTATGGGGACAGTATAATGAGCATTTTCCTGCGTTACCTTTCATCGGTAAAAATAAGTATACAACAAATATTTATGCTGGCATTAGCTATGATAGTTATTGGTTTTCTCGGGATGTGTTTATTTGTTTACTATATTCTTATCGATAACTGATATTTTTGATATTAAACTAGAGTGGTACAAGCAGAAATTTAAACTCGCCATGAAACTGGGGTGTTAATAAAGCGATTATCATTAAGCTCGGGTTGTGAAAAATGTTAAAAGCATCACATTTCATTATGTTGGGTACTGGATAATAACCCGTCGTTTTGTTAAAAATAATCTCGCATGGTGAATCCCCCTGTGCGGAGGGGCAATCAGCAAGTAGGTATATGTGATAATCGCGGATTCAGGTGCTGATACTGAATTCACCGGGAGGCACCCGGCACCATGCAGTTATGCAATGTAAATGTTCACACAAGCAAATCCCCTCTCCGGAGGGGATTTTTTTATGCAAAAAAAGCCCGAGTGGGTTCGGGCAACAGCATGAGATACTTGCATTGTCATTTTTATCGTGTGGATTTTAACCAGGGTTTATAAGGCTGCGCAACTGCGCGGCCTTTTTCGTTTTGCGGGCTGCGGTTCTCCTCTTTTGATTCTCCGTGTAGCCGGACCGTGGCCCGCAACTGTTGAGGAAAATCCCGGAAAGGGGAGGAATAATGGCATTTAAACACTATGACGTGGTCAGGGCGGCGTCTCCGTCAGACCTTGCGGAGCGACTGACACAAAAACTGAGGGAGGGCTGGCAGCCGTTTGGCAGTCC